CATCACAATAAATTTAACTCCATCTTCTTCATATGGAAAATATTTTAAATATTCTTCCGACTTATCATCATTCATAGTGCCAAATCTGATTCTTGCACCAATTTCAATAGGCATAGCTTCTCTACGACCATTAGGAAGTTTCTTACCTGGTCCTACTGCTACAACTTCACCCATGTTTTCTACTTCTTTGTTATCAACAAAGATAACGCTTGATAGTTCTCGTATATCAGGTTTGACCACTATTTTATCCGCAAGCGGTTTTATTTGCATTTGGCAGGCCTTCCACGCTTCTTAGGTGTTGGCTCAGTTTCACCAAAATTAACTACTAATTGGTTAATGATTGATTCGTACATGATGTTTTTAAGCACATACTCACCGCACCAGTCGTTAGGTGATTTATTCTTAGTTTCAGGATAGCGTTTACAACTGCCCATTTGATCCCCAAAAGAAAAAAATTTACAAGAATTGCAGTTGTTTGTATGATTCGGTTCAGCCACTCGTTTTCTCCGATTAAATGTAGTGGTTAGAGAGCCTACAAGTTTAAGCCTTGTAGTGTTCTCGTTTTAATTAAAAGTCTTTGCCGTAAGCAGAACGTGAATGGTTATAACAAGTGCCTTCTGTTTTACCTGTATTGAACTGTTTGTCAGCACCGATATTATCTTCTTTGCCTTCTGCTACGCCACCAACAATTTTACCTTTACGCTCGCCTGACATGTCTGCCTTGCTTGCACCTTTAGGAACTACTACGCCTTTTGCTGGAATACCAGCAGTACTGTTTGGGTTTGCCATCTTAAAATCCTTTTAGCTAAAAAGTCTGCAAAATGCAGTTCTTAGATTGTAGTTTAACTATTTTTTGTGTCAAGTGCTTTAATTTTCTGCTTATATAATACTTTTAATGCTTTTATATCGTCAATAGTATATTTTTTAGGTGTGTGATTACTTTCTAACCATTCTACTTCATCAAGTCCAATCTTTTTAACCAAATTGATCCTGTAGTTGATGATGTTGCCTGAGAGATGATTGTTGCAAGGAGCGCATTGTTTATGTACGTTAAATTCGTTAAACCGTAACTCTGGGTGTGAACCTGTGGTTTTGTAATGCCCACTGTGGTACTGACCTGTATGATGTCGCTGGCATGAAATACATGGGGCATCTTTATCTCTTAATCGTATATATTGGTTAAATATCGCCTGAGCTTCTTTAAGCCACTCGGCTTTTGTCTTGAGCTTGACCTTCAGCTCTTTAGTTTCCTTGCGTTCTGCCTTCACCCTGATCGTTTTGGAGTACTTATAAGCACATTCAGCAGAGCAAACTGATTGAAGCGGTCTACTCGGTGTGTATTTTACACGACATACACGACATAATTTAGTTTTTATAGGTTTAGTTATCATCAAAATAAAACCCATTCTCGGCTGCGTAACGCATACAGTTATCAAGGTACTCACCCATTTGTTTTGTAGATAATTTAGTTGTAGAAAGTAATTGTTTAGCCTCTACACCATCAAAGTCTACAATCTTATATAAATATTTAAACCTTAGAAGATCGTGAGTGAAGTCTTTGTCGTAGCCAAAGTGTTTACCAAACTCATCTACAAACTTCCAGTAAAAGTCATTCTGTAAGCCAGTACGAGTTATCTTTCTTAGCTTGGCAGACACTACATAACCCAATGAAAGGTCTAGCTCACTTAACTTTTTAATTAAATTAGGTAAGTTAGCAGGGCTTAAGTAAAAGTTATTTATCATAATGTGATTAGCCTTATTTTATCCACAGGTACTTTATAAAAAAACTCACCATTAGGTATGTATTTATTCTGTACCTCTATCAATGGTGAAGCTAGAACTACTGTGTCTTTACATATAAAACAAAATGAACCTTGTTTGTTAAAAGCTAATAGAACTGTAGGTAAGTCATTAGTCAGTAGTTTCTTCTTTCTACTAGGGATATGTAAAGTATTAAATGTAAATACACCATCCCAAGCTGGTCTGACTTCTACTTCAACATAACCGACCTTAACATTATTTCTCATAGCTATTAGATCAACTGCGTAGTCATTAGGATTATCTATTAACTCAATCCCATAGAGTTGTTTAAATAACTTATAAGCTCTTAATCTACCTATTTCATCATAATGCTCATGAAGTTCAGTATTAAACTGTTTATTTAGCATTATTAATTTCTAATGCTTTTGCTTTAGCTTTAAGTGCTGTGTCAAAGTAACCATAATTCTTGTTATGGTGGCTTAATCCAAACTTCTCACCATTAGGAGTTATGTATTTAGCTATTAAGAAGTCTTTACACTTAATACAATAGTTATCTAGTTTAACCCAGTTCATTTAATGCTTCTTTAGCATATTGAACACTTTTATCAGGGAATTGATTAGGATTAGCTAATATCCTTTTAGCCCATGCTTTATAGTCAGTCTTAGATATTAAGCGATCAGCAACAAACTTAACCACGTTATCAGCATGACGTTTATTATCCTGTATAGCTAATGGTGAAGGTATTTTAGCAAATATCGTAACCTTATGTGAGCATAGTTCTTTAATGTCATGTGGAGTTGGTGGTTTACTTGAACTATCAACCCATTGATTAAGTGCCTTCTTAACAACTTCAAATTCATAATTAGATAACATAGTCCACCAGGCTAATATTGTTTCTTTTGTTAATGGTGGTTTGTTAGTTAATTCCATTGTTACATTCAACATACCCCAAAACTGTTTTTTGTTTGAATCATCCATTTGAAATTACTCCCTGTTTAGGCTCTAACCATTCGTTAAATTCTTCATCAGATATAAATCCAAGACCTTTCATTTTCTTAACTGATGCCCCTTTCTTAATATTTAAACTACTAGCCTCATCACGCATATTCACAATCATTTGCAATAAGTAATTAAACTTTTTAACTTTTGCCTCTTTAGCGCAATTACAAAACTCTTCATTAGTAGCCCCAGCTTCTAATAGTTTTAAAAAAGTAGGATTACTTGGATTAATGCCAGTAATGTTAAACATTTTTAAAGAAACACAAACTGCTGATACTTTTTGCTGTATGTTTGTCTTCTCTTCTATTCTATTCTCTTCTATTCTCTTCTCTTCTTGCATGACGTTATTTGATTTCGTCATGACGGCATCATGATTTAGTTTGATGTTTTGTATTAAACCACGCATTTTTGGGTTACTTGTTGCAGAACTTTGCAATCTTTTTGCTACTTTCATGCAAGTAATTTTTCCTTCACTATTTTCAAATAGTCCTAATGATACAAATCGTTTCATCATCTCTTCTACTTTTTGAGGTGTTGAACCAGTATTACGAGCTATTATTCGTGCATCATGCTTTACTTCAAAAGTTAAATTATCGGCAGAAGTTTTACCTACAATCAATTCTATGCAATACCAATATAATCCATAACCCTCAAGACCATAATCTAATAGAACCTCTTGTAATTTTTCATCAAGATTTGCGTTTGAATCATGTCTGAACCAATCCATAATCTTTATCCTTAAAATAAATCGTAAGTTAAAATAAAATCACTCATAGTTTTAGTATTACAATCTTTATACTCAAAACTTGCAGTTTCTCTATTCATTGATGTTTTGCCCTTCATAACACCATTACTTTCACCAACTTTACCAAGTTTTCTTGTCATTTTCCAATGTTGCTCTCTATCAAGACTTTTAATAAAACTTAAAGCACCAGTAGTAATTAATACTCTGTAATTATCTTTATAGTAAATTTCAGCAATCTCATTTAACAATTTTTTACCAATTCCAATACCTTGAAAGTCAGGTAATACAACCATTCTATGAATTTTTTTAAAGTTTGCTACTTTCGGATGCGGAAAGTGATTAACAGCTACAAACCCTATAGGATATCCTTGATAATCTAATGCAAAGCAATCACTACCAGCTTGTATATCATGCGTTAAATAATGATAGTTTGAAAATATCTTCCATTCAGCAACTGTAGCTTCTCGGAGTTTAAATTCAAGTTTTGGTCGTTGCCAAAGTAACCCCCTTGAAAATATTTTTGAATTTGTATCAAATATCCAGTCAGGTTGTAACCATTCTTTAATATCTGAATGACATGAAACAGCTATAAACTTGTAATTATTCTTTCTAATAAATTCACTTACAGCTAAAGATGTTACTTTCGCTACATCTCTATCTACAACACTTGTAAATTCATCAAAAATTACAGTTTCTGTATTTTCTAACAACAATCTAGCTAAATCCACTCGCATTTTTTGACCATTTGATAGCAAATGATAAGGTTTTAACCAATTTAAAGGACTAGAAAATCCTACTTTAGTTAAAGATTCAATTATTTTTTCAGATTTTAGATCATCATGAAAATTATCAACTACAGATTTAGTTGAATCCCATTGATGCTCTTTAAATAAATAAAAATCTTTAAACTTTTCTTTTGCTATCGTTGTTTTACCAGTTCCACTTTGACCAACTATTAAACCAATGTTCCAGTCAAAATCAACAGTAAAATTAGTTATAAACTCATCTTTGATCTCATTAAAAGTTATGTCATACATCTTACAAATAAAATCATTTCTCTTAGTTTTTTCAAATGATGTAGATTTTTTAATAATCATATCTAATTCTTGATGCTCAAATAGATTACTCATATTAATCAGCACTATTTTTAAAATAAATATAAAGAGATTCTATTAAGCTATATCTAATATCACCACCCTTAGTAATTTTATCTAAAATAAATCTGCTTATTCCCATCTCACGACTAATAGCACCTATATTGTTCTTAGGGTCTGATAGCTTTCTTTGTACATAATCTAATTTTGATTCTGCTTCTAATGTTGTTTTATTTGTTTCAATCATTTTTACTCTCCTTTGACTAGATTATAACTAAATTAAAAAAATATGCAAATTTATTTTAAATAATGCTTTACTTTATTTTAAATAA